ACAGGCCCTACTGGAGCCACTGGTGCCACAGGTTCTCAAGGTCCTACTGGACCGACTGGTTTGACTGGTCCCACAGGAGCCACTGGTGCCACAGGCCCTACAGGTTCTCAAGGACCTACAGGAGCCACAGGCGCTACAGGAACCACAGGCGCTACAGGTGACACAGGCCCTACAGGCGCTGCTTCTACTGTAACAGGTCCCACAGGCCCCACTGGCGATACAGGCCCTACAGGCCCTACGGGTGCCACTGGAGCAGCCTCAACCGTAACGGGCCCCACTGGCCCTACAGGCCCTACAGGAGACACAGGCCCGACTGGACCGACAGGCTGGACAGGCCCAACAGGAGCTGGTTTCTCAGGCAGTATAACTGGTGTTGATTCAATCTCTGACCCAGATTGGATTCAGTTCAACACAGGTGCTACAGGAACAGTTTATGAAGGGCGTCTGCAGTGGGACTTTGACTTTGGCACATTTGTCTTTGGTCTTGGTGGCGGCAACGTAGAAGAGCACATCGGCATAACTCAAGTTGCACTTGTTGAAAACGCAGAAGCAACAACTCTTAACAAGGGTGAGATTGTCTACATGTTTGGTGGTAACGGTGCAGTTATTACTGTCAAGCGCGCAAATAACCAATCAGATGCAACGTCAGCAAGAACTCTTGGATTTGTTGCAGAAAATATTGCAGCAGGTGCACAAGGTTACGTCGTAGAACAAGGTATTTTAACTGGCGTAGATACAACTGGATTAAGTGCAGGTCAAACACTTTATCTTGCTAACACAGATGGTGACTGGACAACCACAAAACCATATGGCGCTAACCACATGGTTTATGTTGGTGTCGTAGTTAAAGTTGGAGTTGGCGGTGAAATATTTGTCAAAGTTCAAAACGGTTATGAAATAGACGAACTGCACATGGTGTATGCAACTGCACCAGCAGATGGCAATATCTTAACTTACGATGGAACTTACTGGCAATCTGCAATAGGTGGATTCTTGGGTACTGGTCCAGGAGAAAATACTGCTCTTGGTAGACTTGCAATGAATGGTATTGCACCAACTGGTACAAGTAACACAGCATTTGGTTTTAATGCACTGAATGCAATAACAACTGGTGCATCAAACGTAGCAATTGGTAGTCAAGCTGGTGCATCACACACTACTGGACTTGGAATTGTTGCAGTTGGTTACGAAGCTGCATTTTCAAATACGACTGCAGACAGAACAGTTGCTATTGGTTACAAAGCTGCTCGTGAAGCAACAGAAAGAATAATAGCAATTGGATTTGAAGCAGCTCTTTCAAATACAACAGGTTCATTTAATACTGCAATTGGTAACCGTTCATTTAGAACAAATACCGAAGGTAGTGGTAACACCGCAGTTGGCCACAACACTCTATTTTATACAACAACAAATGACAACACAGCTGTTGGTTACTATGCAGTATTATATAATACGAGCGGAGCAAGCAATACTGCTGTTGGTTCAAAAGCTTATAGAGGTGTTTATTATGGAAATAACACTGGCTCTCAAAACGTAGCAGTTGGAACTGGAGCTCTTGAACTAAATCAAAATGGTGATGATAACGTAGGAATTGGTTACGAAGCATTAAGAAATAGTGAATCATCCAGTGATAACGTTGCTATTGGTACTCAGGCATTGTTTAGTAATCTTACTGGAAATGGTAACGTAGCAATTGGTTTTGAAGCTGGAAAGTCTCATGATGGCAATGAAGGATTAGTTGCCATTGGTTATCAGGCAGCAACAAACAATACTGCCGCTAGAACAATTGCAATTGGTTACCAAGCTGGTCAATATAACACAACTGACTTCTTAACAGTAATTGGTTATCAAGCTGGTCAGAAAAATAATGGTGGTCAGTATAACACTGCACTTGGTAACAGAGCATTAAAAGAAAATACTAATGGTAGTGAAATAACTGCAATTGGTCACAACGCAGCATTTTATACAACTGGTAATTCAAACACCGCAGTTGGTTACTATGCTCTTCTTTACAATACTTCTGGAGCAAATAACGTTGCAATAGGTGCTAGTGCACTGCGTGGAACATTTGGTGGTTCTAACACTGGTGGCAATAACGTAGCAATTGGCCCTAGTGCCCTAAGGAGCAACGGAGATGCCTCTGGTAACGTAGCAATTGGCGATAGCACACTGTATTACAATACACAGGGTAATAATCAAATTGCCATTGGTACACGAGCACTGCATTATTTCGTTGGTCCATCTGGACAACCGCCGAACGTAGCAATTGGTGAAAGAGCACTTGAAGCAGCAACTACAGGTAATGGTAACGTAGCCGTTGGATATTATACTCTTAAAGATTTGACTACTGGAGTAGCCAACATTGCATTTGGTGCTAATGCTGGTGAAAATATTACAACTGGTTCTAGTAACGTTGCAATTGGTCAGCAGGCACTTAACTCTGCTACAACTGCAAGCAACCTTCTTGCAGTCGGTGCAGAGGCGTTAAAAGTAACAACAGGTGCAGATAACACTGGAATTGGTCGTCAAGCAGGTGTTTCATTAACAACTGGCGCAGACAACACATTTATTGGGTCAGGTGCTGGTACTACTAACACCACTGGTTCAAATAACATGGTTATTGGCAAGGGCGCAACTTCAACATCTGCAACAGTGTCTAATGAAATTACACTTGGCAATAATAATATCTCTAACTTTAGAATTCCAGGTATTGGACTTGACGCAACAGATGACCGTTTTAAAACAACTGGTCACTTTGCTGGTTCTGCTCCAGTAACAGTAACTGCAGACACTACAGTTACGGATTCAACTTACTGGTTAATAAACAATAAGTCTGGTTCTGCTTTAACTCTAACTTTGCCAACGCCATCAAACTGGACTGGTAGAATATTAAATATACATAACCATCAAAACCAACAAGTTGACTCAGCTTCATCAAACGTAATACCATCAGGCGGCGGTTCTGCAGGAACTGCTATACTTACTAATACAGCAGGCAAGTGGGCGACACTTGTTTCGGATGGAACTAACTGGATAATATTACAAAATAATTAACGAAGGATAAGAATGAAGGAATTCTTTTTCCTTGCTGGGCTACAGCGCAGCGGGGCAACAATAATTAGTCAAATATTAAATCAAAATCCAGACATTTGGGTATCGCCAGCTTCTCCATTATGGCAGATGATGAAGCAGACACACGAAATGCATGGAGCGCCAGAGTATGTGGACTATCCAAGACCTCAGTCAATGCTTGAGGTTTTATATCACACGCCAAGAGCTTTTTACAACGATAAGTCAGCTAAATATATTATTGATAAAAATCTTAACTGGCCATCACCAATTGGTGTTGAAATGGCCGCAAAGTACATTACTAATAATGTAAAAATAATTTGTCCAGTAAGAAATATTCTAGATATATTAGTTTCATTTGATACTTTAATTAGCTCAAATCCTGAATCTAAAAATAATAAAATAGACCAGCAAGTAATATTAAGTACTGCGGCAAACAGACCATTGGCTGACCGTAGAGCAGATTGGTTAATGGAAGAAGGTAGAGATATATTTGCTTGTTTATTTAATATGAGACATGCTTTAATTCCAGAATATAGAAGTATATTCCACTTTGTTGATTATGATGATTTTACAAATGACCCAGAAAAAGAAATAAATAAGATTTATGATTTCTTGGAAATTAAGAAATATACTCATAAATTTGAGAATGTTGAGGATATCTCAGGCATATCGCAAGACAGCATTACAGGAATTAGAAACCTTCACAAGATTCGCCCCAAGGTACAAAAAGTCTCACGTAAACCAGAAGACGTGTTCTTGCCAGAAACAATAGAAAAATACTCTGGATTGGAGTTTTGGCGTGAACTTAGATGATTTAGTTAATGAATATAATTTTAGAAAGTGTCGTGGTAAAGAAGATGCCAGCACTGATGAATTATTAGAAGCATTTGTTTATTTCTGTGAAAATTATGTTCATATTAAACATCCTAATAAAGGTAAAATTAAATTAGAACTGCGTGACGCACAAAAAGAAGCAGTTAAAGCTTGGATTGAAAATAGATATTCAATAGTATTAAAAGCACGTCAGATTGGATTCTCTACATTAGCTGCAGCATATTCATTTTGGCTGGCTTTCTTTTGGCCAGACCGCTTTATTGTAATGTTGTCAAAGACCGAAAGAGAAGCAACAAAACTTCTAGCCAAAGCTAAATATATTTATAAGTTCTTGCCTGACTGGTTAAGATTATCAGGACCAGAATTAATTCAAAATAACGTTTTAAAGATGTCATTTAATAATGATTCGGTTATTGAATCTTTGCCATCAGCCAATGAGCCTGCTCGTGGTGAATCCGTATACCTAGCCATCATTGACGAAATGGCCTTCTTGCCAAACCCAGAAGAAGCTTGGGCATCTATCGAACCAATTGCTGACGTAGGCGGTCGTGTTATTTGTCTGTCAACGGCAAAAGGTGAAGGCAACATATTCTTTAATTTATGGATGGGGTCACAAAATGGCACCAATAGATTTAAAGGAATATTCTTCCCCTGGTCAGCATCAGAGCGTGACCAAGCTTGGTATGACGCCCAGGCTGCAGAATTGCCAGTATGGCAGCTGCACCAAGAGTATCCGTCTAACCCAGAAGAAGCCTTTATTCGTTCTGGCCGTCCAGTCTTTGATATTGACGCTTTAAATAAATTTCAAACCAGTGCTGCTAAAAAGGGAAGAAATAAGAAGCTTTCAGATTTAAGAAACTCTTATATGTTTGACCCAGATGGTGGGCCTTTGTCTATTTGGCAGGTGCCACAGGCTGGAGCAACTTATGTGATTGGAGCCGACGTCGCTGAAGGCTTGGCTCGAGGAGACTACTCATCAGCCCACGTAATTGACGCTAAATCAGGGGTGGTCGTAGCCCACTGGCACGGGCACGTAGACCCAGACAAGTTTGGTGAAGAAATCCTGTACGCCTTGGGATTCTTTTACAATGAAGCTTTAATTGGCGTTGAGTCTAACAACCACGGTTTAACAACGCTAACTGCTTTAAATAAAGCAAATTATCATAATCTCTACCGCCAGCGTAGATTAAACCAGCGTAATCCAGAAGCCACAGAAACATTGGGTTGGCGCACAACAACACTAACAAAGCCTTTGGCAGTAGACGAATTAAATGCCAATATTAGAGATGGGGTTCTTGACCTACGTTGTGAATTTACCATTGCTGAACTTAAAACATTTGTTCGTGATGATAATGGCGCAACCCATGGTTCCCCCCATGACGACCGAGTTATGAGTTTGGCAATTGCCAACCAGATGCTAAAATATGTATGGCTTCCAGAATATAGACCAAAGACGGATGCCCCATGGGGAACCTTAAATTATTTCTCTGCCAGAGTTACTAAAAAGCCTAAGCAAAGAGAGAGATATTTTATAGGCGAATTTAACTGGGTTCCTAAACCTGGTAACATGTAATACTTTTTCTACTCAATTAGAGGGTTATTTATGCAATGTTCGAACTGCCAATCAAATTTAAAGACAGAAAACGATGAAAACCGTGGAATCTGTTTCAAATGTCATGTCAAAGGCATTAGATTTGGCTTTAGGGGCGTCGAATATGGTCAATCAGCCTGGAATAATTCAACCATAAGGGAGACTCAAAAAATGTACGAAGCAATGCCTGGTGTTGAAAAAGTCTCCGCAAGGAAAGAACTCATCTAATGGAATGGCTGACTCCTATTCTTGTGGCCATTATTGGCGGTCCATTAGTCGTAGTGCTTCAGCAGCTAAGAAAAGAAAATAAAAACCAGCATGGAGAACTTGCTCAAAAAATTGACAAGATAGATGAAAAGCTTGACAATCATATTCATTGGCATTTAACTAAGACTAGGAGAAAAAAAGATGCAAGCTAAAGGTAAAGGCAAGAAAAAAGGTAAACCAGCATTTGGTATAATGGTTATGGTGACCG